TCCCAGCTCCGTTCTTAGCTTGGAGCATTGCTCTCTCAGTTGCGACCTTGATCTTGTTGCGTAGAGCTGGAACCTGATTAGTCGTTACGCTTATCACAGGCCTGTCAGTACAAAGTCTCCACGCATGGTAGGTGCTACGATGCACGATAGAACTAGCTGGAGCTGTGGCTATCTTCGCCTTGATCAAAATCTTCTGCTCTGGTGTAAGAGCCATACATACACTTACGGTCATAAACATAATCGTAAACATAATCATTATACTAATTATTTTTTTCATTATTATTCCCTTTACTCCCTGAATTTATTTCCATTTTTCTCTGCCATATACAGCCTATGGAGATATGTGTGACTTAATGCTCTTGTAAATATTCTAATACCCGTAAGGCTACCGTTAAAGGGGTATGGATAAGAAGGATTTTTTGGCATATGTCCAATCTGCAACGTCCTACTCAAAGGAGCATATGCAGAAGGTGGCTGATTATATCCACTTACAGCTAAGTCTAAACCCTGATACACTACATCTATACTAGCACCATTAGGCCATATAGCCGATAAGAACATCCACTTCCCCGCTACTTCAGCAGGAGTAATAGTCCTTGGTATATAGACCCATGAATCACTTGATCTGTCGCAAAAGAAGCTATAAGAACCTCCCGTGCCTGCCCTGATATCTATCTCGAAATGAATTGCACCTTCATTATTGACATGTCTATTGCTGAATAAGGCGTCGTGGTGTATTCCGACATCAGATAACGCTGCCCATACGACTAACGTGAAAGATACCCATGTGTCATCAATCGCTGCAGGTAGTTCAAGATAATCCGTAGTAGAATTAAAGAGGCAAGAAGTTTTGTCGCTGACCTTTGTAATAGATGTTCCGTTATCTGTCACTGTCCAGTTATGCCTAGAATTTTCTCTCACCACTCCTGCATTACAAGAAATAGATAAAAGAGTATCAAAGTCCTTACGAAACTTATTACCTCCATGATTCAATCCACCAAAGTCTACACCACTTACTGCAAAAGAAGTCTGAGCTATTAACAACAACCCTATAATTATTTTTATAATATTCATTTTTCACCTATTATTTAAACAACACCCATGCTCTATTTACTGCCGAAGTATTTACAGCTCCTGCATATATTCGTGCTCTTACATGAATATATGTACCAGCCGGAGCACTTGTAAGAAATTCTCCGTCACAATCTACATCCACTGTTGTCCAAGTATCAGCACTACCCGTTGTATCGGTTGATGTAAATCCACTTGTTCCATCGGTAAATGTTACTTCAATCTTGCTTTCTCCTGCATCCGTACTTGTTCCGAATACTTTATATTGAACATTAGTTACTCCACTCCATCCAGCAGGAATAACAAATCCAGCACCACGATTAACACTTTGCAAGGATGCATCTGCCGACCACGCCCCATATGCGAATGTCATATTGGTACCAGTATATTCTCCCCAATCATCAACCACTATTACATCATCACTATCTGCAGATTCTTCGTGATAAAAAAACATATCTACTGCGTTACTTAGAGCAGTTAATTTAACCCCATCCTCGTAGAAACCATTCTTAGCATTCACACTGTCGTCTGCCTGCGAGACAACATCACCAAGTAGTACATTATGAGCATGAGTATTTGTAACATACCCACCAGATACAAGACTGGCAGTTCCACCTGCCACTACCATAGTACCACCAGATGCGAGAACGAGATTACCGTTTCCGGAGTTTGTTATAACCCCACCAAACAGACCCATGATCATAGCGCCTTCTGCTTCGTTCGTAATTACCGTTCGGCCCGACCCGTGATCTTGGCCCATAATAGTTGATCCAGAAGCCTGACTGCCTATCAGGATTTCTGCCGTATTGCCGAACGATCCCTTGATCACAGAACCATCGGTGTTGAATCCCATCCTTACATCTGCACTAGATCCAATCTGACCAAGGATCATCGCCCCGCTTGTTTCCGAAGTATCCATAATGGCATTCTCAGGACCATCGCCACGGGCCATTATCATGTTACCCCTGAAGACATTCGTGTCTGTTCCGGTAACCGTTATGTTACCCGCTACCTGCAAGGCCTGTGTTGGATAAGCTGTCCCTACGCCAACCCTAGTGAATATCCCATAGTTGAAATTCGTAAGATCCTTTCCGTTTCCATTAACATTTGATATCGCAGGAAGTCCCGCCCAGTATGCGAGATTAGAAACCGCAGGCGGCCAAGGGACAGTAGGAGAAGGCATAAGGGTTGGATACTCAGTAGTAAAAATCGAGTTCGTCCAAAGGTTTGTTCCATAGTCAATATAATTAGTGGTGTATGCAGAGACGGCCACCCAGTTTGTCCACTAGATGTTGTTCGTACTCTTCTCGACGATATGACTGAATACCCCGTCCATAGAAGTCCAGCAAACGACGATCCTGTTATTGGTGTTCGTCGTTCCAGCTACGACAGAAGTTACAACAAGACTTACTGGAAGTCTTCCAAGGTCATTCGTTCCGTTTATACGATAATAGTTTGTATGGGTTCCGTTTGTGAATGTTCCATTTGTTCCATAATAAACTGTTGGATTACTGACAGAGGTCCAAGTACCTACGGACATATCCCTGAAATATACAGTGTCGGAATAAATCCCACTGCCGAATGCACAGATAGCGGAGATAATACCGGCGGTAATATAAACACCAAAGAAAATTTTCACTAGTTTCATCATGGCTTTCCCTCTATTAAGAGACCAATTGTAATTTCTTTTTCATCTTCATTTTATGTTGATAATGAATAGTCCAATCGTTTCTAGTTGTATTTGATTTCGTATGACACGACTTGCATAAAAGTATTAAATTGCCAATGCTCGAATTTTTCTTATCATAATCAATATGATGACAGGAAAAGGCATGTTTAGATTCAACCTTCCCGCATTCCTGACAAGTAAAATTGTCACGCTCTCGTACCTTTAATCTAACGTGTTTGTCGAAATCTAAACCATATGGCTCAAAAGATATCCCGCCTAACCAGGCTGGATTAGATTCAGGAGTTGGTTGACGCTCTTTAACAGCCTTACTAATTTTCAATTTAGTTTCTTCGGTATAGTGGGAACCAGTTACAGCTTTACTTATTTTCTTACGCGTCTCTAAACTGACTACATGACCACGTTGGGAATTACTCAACTTTTGCCTAGACTCTTTCGACAAGACCCGTCCTTTTCCGGCAAGCGACAATTTTTTCTTTGTCTCTTCTGAAGTTACCCTACCCATTCTAGTCCTGCTCATCTCGGCCTTAGCCTCTTCTGTATGACGAAAACCTGTAGCAACTTCCGATTGTTTTTTCCTGGCGATTGGATCCAGCCAAAAATTAGTCTTAAAAATAGAAGCCTGCTTTCTTCTTTCGCCAGATTCTGGTCGAGCCCATGATTTCTTTTGACCTACCGACATCTTCTTACGTGTCTCTTCAGAACGAATAATGCCTTTCGATGGCTTACTCACAGAATTTCTTAGTCTTAATCGATCCTTTCGGTCTTGAGATTCAGGACTGGCCCACATTTCTTTCATTACGCAAGACTGGGAGCAATATTTGTGTATAGGTCTTTTCTTTTTAAAAACCTTACCGCACCACATACATGGAACTGTCAATCTCATTTCGACCACCTTTGCGCAACAGATCCGTCGGGAAAATACAGAACACAATCTCCATCCACCCAGTTGATTATATTCGAAGTCGAATAGACGAGATCAGAAGAGTCACCATAGTTCGTTGCCTTATTATGAACAGTGATCTCCCAGTGACATACTAACACCGCATCATCAACAGGAGGTTTCATCCATAGTTCAGCATACATCGTTTGCGATTCATCCGACCCAAGAGCTTCGGCGAGTTGAGTAGTATTGGTAGCCGTCCTCCAACATACCTTTCCACCAGTGATGTCAAGGCTGCCCCAATCCGAAGGAACGTTGAATTGATCATTGTCACTAACGACAAGATCAGGGGAATCTGGAGTAAACACATTGTCGACTCTGAAATTCCATAAGGAACTTGCATCGGGTTGAAAATATGTTATTCCATCCCCGAGACGTAGATGAACACAGAACAATACATTAGTCCCTCTGTACAGAACCATCTTATCGCGAACATCGAAGTTGTCAGCCGTAACCTGTTTCATGTTCTCGGTGTCTAAATATAATTCTACTATCTTTCTAACATCAGCCATATCACCCTCCCCATTCGAATACGGGGTTCACAAGTTTTCGAAATATTATATTTACAGTTATCATGGTAATGCATTCGTGCAATATTGAAAATCCCACTTTGCAACTATGTCTTCTTTGTACACTGCGAATCCAAGCCAGTTTGGAAAATTTAAACCCGTTGGAGCGACTGGAAATCTAGGAGGCCACGTGTTGTTTGAGATTATCTGCCAATTCTCTGGAAACAAAGCATTCGTCCCAGCAACCCCTATGACGTTCGTTTGTATTACATATCTCCACCAAGCATTTGTATACTCCGCAGGAGGAGCACCAACAATATCAAGAGTGTCATAAGTAGATCTGGTCGGTGTAGCAATGTTCACATTCTGAACCGAAACATAGTAATCAAGATCGGTACCGAGTCCTGAATACTTAGGAAGAGCATTGGGACTAAGCGTATTGACGATGATTGTAGCTGTCACCTCCCATGGATTCGCACCTCCATGATTCTCAATTTTCGACTCTGCTCGTGGTCTAACATAGACACTGAGAGGAGTGATGGTAACAGTAGCGTTCAGGCAATCCGTTTTCGCATCGGCGGGATCTGGAAACCTTGCAGACTTCTTCTGATACTGAATCGCCGTACCATAGGGAGATCGTCTTCCGTTCACGAGTTCTCCTCCTCTATGTGTCCATTCAAGAGGGAACATCGCTCTATATCTTTCTCCGAGATAATTCGTCGTGATCAATAAATTCGTATACGACCCAAACTGAGAAACAGGTAAATTCGTCGACTGATCGGAAAAGAAATTATGAACAGTAAACGTTATTGACGTTGCCTTGGGCAGACCTAATTGAGTCCAAAGAGCTGAAGAGGTAACGTTAGTAAAGAAAGGTTCTGAATTTGTGAGGCCTGTAAAGTCTCCATCAGGCGCATCGTTCGTATAGATCCAGCCGGCATGTTTCTGAGAGGAATGATAAACATCGTCATCGGCCAAGTGAGGAATCCTACTTGAGAAAGCCATATACATAGCCTTTGAGATCAAAGCATCGAACGTGTTATCTTGCTCCTCGCTATTCAAGACATAAGCATCTCTGACTTTGTTCGTCCGAAGTTCCCCGTGATAGCGAACGGTGACTGATGGGTCAGGTGAGCCTCCAAAATTCCAGAAGTTGAAATGAGCGGTGTCGCCCGGATCTGTAGAATGAACCAGACTTCCGTTATCATATATGCCCCACGAATACATAGTCTGGAAAATAGAATTCTTATATCCCTGCAATGGTCCATAATCAACCAGGGTATAATTTGTATCATTCGTATTCACATAAATATACCGAGTTGTGTATATGTCAGTAAATGCGTCAAAAGCGAATCTTCCTGTTTCGTTCGTCAAGAAAATATATGTTCCATCGAGATATGGAAGAGCCGCTCCTTCGATAGTGTAGTTTGTCCACCCTCCCCATATAAATTTCTCACCAGTCTCTGTGAAATACTCTTTCGACAATTCCAATGGTCCCTCCAGATAATCTCCAGAGATAGCATTCGTATAAGTCAGAACCGTAACAACACTCGTTCCGGAAATAGTCCTGAACGCATTCGTACCCATTTGATTTGTCGCTGGGCCATTAGTATACGAGAACCAAGTCATACCACTCGCGTCTATATTATCCCATTCAACTCTCGTCACGGTTACGGTCTTCATTGAACTACTGCCTGTCGTTATGCATAAAGCAATACATCTTTCTTGAAACCCTTGAAAGATTTCGATCATGTCTACAGCATGAACTTGATTCCTATTACTGAACCAAACAAGAGATCCTATCAGCGGGATTCCTGCTGCAACCAACGTACCATATTTTAATTGTTGCCAGTTCATATTCTATCCGCCAAAATTTCCCGGGAGGTGAATGTTGCCACCGTTCCAACCGCGACGATTCCAACTCGCAGTCGTTCCGTCAAAATTGAATAGACCTAACCACTTCTTGAAAATCGTTCCTGTAGTAATAGGCTTGTCAGTAGTCGGCGCTCCTAAAGATATTGTATGAGATTGCAAATTATATTCAACAGATAAATATTGAAGGTCGGCGTTTATCACTCTCGTATCTATATCAGCTGTCACCTGGGGAATTAAAGCGCCGACCTGAATCTCGCCGCCATAAATCGTTACTGTCGCTCCGGAAAGAGACATCCCAAAGGCAATTTTACTTTCGTCAATGACATCGCCTGGAGCCTCCCTCATTGTAACGAACATTCCAGTCTGATCCATTCGCGTATCGAAATACCTGGCATCGATCTGAATATTCTGCAACGCCCTGAGAAGACGAACCATCTTAACGAAATTGTCAGTATCAATTCCAGTGTCGCCTTTCGATGGTTCCTTTAGGTTATACAATCTCATTTCAAAACTTCCTTGAAATCTGTCAATTGATAAATGCCTTCGAGGGTTCTCTTATTAATCGGTTTATCCCAATCGTAAGTATCCTTGCGCCATACATAATTCCAACCCTTCCCGTCACCCGGATTTCCAGTGACCGAACGAAACAGAAATGTGTATACCGCTTTCCATCGACGTCTTCCAAATTCATCTGAATATTCAGTTGCATTCGCCCCACCGAATAACCATATACCCGCCGCGAATCCTGCTTGAGCCGGAACGTCAGGAAAGGTAGCATTATTCAACTTTCCAACTGTGTCGAAAAGTACACCCATAGGAAGAGAGACACCAAGCCTCTCAAGAGTCATCTCGCCAGTAACAACTCTTTGGGTCAATGAAATCTTGTCATCTCCAGTAAAAGGAATATCGGCAGCGTCACTCCCCCACTTCCATCCGTCGGCCGAACTGACTTCTACAAGTTCGCCAGAAAGATTCACATTTTTCGGAAGGTCAGTTCCATAGTCTACACTGATGACCGTAGGAGGTTTCGCCGTATAATTGAGGACGTACTGTTGTTTGTCCGGGTGATCGCCAAACTTCCTAATATTCATAGTACGAAGAACGCAATTAGCACTGTAAGCAATTCCGCTTACTGGCGGGAAAGGATCTCCGATAACAGGAAGTGCCGAATATTTACCACTGGGATCGTCAACAAAGGTTCGCATTCCTTCTTGGCCATCGATTTCATTAATCTTGAAATCCCATCCTTCTGTCACTTCGCGAAATGGCATAATACTCCCTTATACGAAAATCTTCCCTCGTCCGCCCAAACTGTGCTCTACCCTTCCGAGTATCTTGTTAGTCTTATCTCGTTGGCCTTCCGCTTTCTTATCCGCTTTAGACTCTCCACTTTTTTTAGTCGGCCCCGTCAACGAACCAAGCAAATCCTTAGAAGACATTTTCAATGTTGCGGCTTGAGCTTTCTTTATTGCTTCGGCAAAACCAAAGACAGCCAGCTTTTTCTTCTCGTTCTTTATTACAGTGGCAGTCTCTTCGTCCGACGCCTCCTGGACAGCTTCCTTCTGGTCCTTTACTTTCGCCTTGATCTGGCTATTGAGTGCATCCCAAGTTTTAACCTGATCTGTACTGAATTTATCTACAATCCCCTTGAAATCAAAAGCGTTGGTGACAAGGGGTGGGATGTCTGCCATCCCTTCCTTCACTCCGTCCATTAATGCAGTTCCAGAGTCCTTACCCAGATTCCATGTTTCGCCACGTACCTTCGCCCAAACTCTCGCCAGCTGAAACCCGAACTTATCCATCGCGTTTCCCCAAACCCTCGGGATAAACTTCGCTGCATTCAGGAACATATCCTTGACATTCTTGATAAACCACTCGACGGTGATGATAGCATTCGTCAAAGAAACACTAACTGCACGATGGAGCAGTCTGAAGGGTAAGATCATCCTCGCACCAATATCCTTAAGTGTCGCTTTGAGATACGGGAGGAAATCTACAAACTCTTGAAATTTGTCAATAGCAACTCTTACTGCCGGAGCCAGCTTCTTGCCAATACGAATCGCTAATGTGGCGACGGTCGTCTTCACCCTATCAAGTTGAAAAGAAAGCGATTTCGATTGTTCTTTGAAAGCCGCTTGGGTCGCACCGGCACGGCTAGTCTTATCCGCTACTTCGGCAAGATCTGCCGCAAAAGCTTTTCCTTCATCGCGAGTCAAACTCAGAGCGGCCTTCATCGATCTCATACCCGGGACTAATTTCACCACCTCGGTTACGGCTCCCCCGGTACGTTCCTGAACAAACTGCATAGCCCCGGCGAGCCCCCTTGACTCCAGGAGAGCCGCGCCGCTTTCGGCACCTACATCCTTGAGAGCTTCTTTCATGCCCTCTGACGGCTTAATGAAGGCCAGCATCAGCCTATTCAGAGCGGTAGTGGCTACGACCGACTTGATACCTCCCTTTGTCATAGTTGCTATTCCAGCAGCGACCTGATCAAAAGGAACCTTGGCGGCGTTAGCCGTCGAGACAACAGTACCAATAGTCTCGGATAGTTCTGGAAATGTGACTACACCTTTCTCTACCGTCTTGAATAGGATATCGGAAACATCTCCAGCTTCTTCCGCCGATAGAGAATAAGCATTCAGGACGGAAGTTATTGCCTTCGCCGCCGTAGCTGTATCGCTGACACCAGCTCGACCTGCTACTGCAGCAGCCTCGAGAACCTTCAACCCTTCTGCACCTTGAAACGAAGCACTGTTTATGTCGTATAGTGCATCGGCGAGTTCTGTAGGTGACTTACCCATTTCACGTGACAACAATAATACCGCTTCGGAAGTTCGCTCGAACTGGTCTTCGTTCTGTTTCGCAATGGTGTTAACGTTCCTCATCTTGGCTTCAAACTGAGCGAACGATCTTACGGCGAGACCTAGACCGGCGGCAGCTGCAATCCCAATGAACTTGAATTTCTTTCCAAAAGCTCGAAGCTGTTTCCCGGACTTGACGAACGAAGCCTTAACGATAGCCATCTTCTTCTTGAACTCACTTATGCGAGCTCCTATGGACACGAATGCATCGCCGATTTTCGTCGCCATTGTACATCTCCTTAACAACTTCTTCTAGCTTCACCGAATCAGTTCCGTGTCTTTCCTTCGCCGCCTCTACAGCTTTCTCGAAACCTTCAGTATCATCTTCGTCGGATTGCGTTGTTACTCCTGTTCGTTCTCCTAAACCATCGAGGTTTATTTTTTCATGGGCGAAAGCCGAAAGTTCGCGGAACTGGGGGAAGGTCAATTCTAAAACCTGTTCTGGTGTCCAACCATAAGCAGATGCGAAAATAGCACATTCGAATCCCCAATCTATTGATTTGCCTTTTCTTCTTCCTGCTTCTGTTCCGCTTTCTGTTCCTTCTCCGCTTCCGCCCTTGGTGGGTTTTTTTCAAGCCCACACAAGAACGTAACCCAATCACTTGCAGCCTCGATATCGGAAAACGCTATAACCTGAGCATCTTCGATAGTTATCCCAGGCTGATCCTTTTTCAGCGCGTGATAGAGAACCAATGGAAACCCATTAGTCGAAGAGATCTGATTCCAAACAAGATCCTGTAAGGAGCCATCGGCGAATTGATCTTTACGACGACGGCAAGCAAAACTCACTCTATCTTGACCAGTCAGACCAAGAGCTTCGGCATCATCGATAATTTCTTGCCTCATTCTTGTTACCAACTCCGCTTCCAGTTCGGCTAGAACCTTTTTCAGAGAAGGACGTCTGACCTTATATTTGTTTCCACCTATTGTCATCTCGTATGGAACTTTGGCCATCTCATTGATGTCTGACATAACTTACCTCATGCAACTGTTACTTCTCCGTTGAACGTAAACTCTGCCGCGTGGGATACAACCCCATCAACAGATTCGGAAGTCTCTATGCTACTTAGTATCGCGGCACCACTTATCTCGACCCCACCTGCCGCCTTAGTTTTAAGGGACAAACTCGCTGCAGCTCCAGAAGTTGGACGAGCACCAATACAGGTCAGCGAACCGGTTGCACCTTCAAGCCCAATGATGAACTCCCTCCAGCCATCGCTATCCATACTTGTAGCATCGAGAGCTTCGGCCGTAACCGAAACACTCCATTCAGTAATTTCGCTAGCACTATTAGCACCAGTGACCACTCCAGCTTTTCCACTTATTGCTGACGTTGACATTTTTTCTCACCTCCCTTATTTACAAACTTTCCTTGAGACGTGCAGTCTTCCAAGGATAAATATACGAATTCGTGTTTTCATCTGTTACTGTCACCTGAAGATACGATACTGTTGTATTCGTTGGCGTAGTAACAGTGGCCCACCAAGAATTTGACGTACCGCCTTCCTTCGAGTAGATCGTAGCCGTATATGTAACAGCCGTCGATACCGTACCAAATCTCAGACTTACTCCACAAGAATCAAACGCTTGAGTAGCGGTGCCAGAAGTATCTGAAAAGGCAGTGCAGTTCGTCAGCAATAAAGAAGTTTCAGTGTAATATGTAACTCCGTCGACAGAAATATCCGACTGAACCTCCGCCCTGATATTTGTAACGGCGACGGACTCAGGCTCTACTGCATCGGCTGCCATAATCGGATAGACGAACACCATCGTAAAAAGTATTAACCATAACATCATTCTTTTCACTTCTTTACCCTCCTTATGTTGTTTGTAGATAATATCTATATTCGAGATTGTACGACCAACCCTTATCGTCAGGATCTCGTAACAGGCGATCGCCGATCTTGTCAGCTCTAACGGTATGAAAACCCGAGACCGCTATCAGGTTATCCGTGTACAGAGCTTCTATTTGAGCCCCGGCAGCTAGAACATTATCTGGGGCCGGGTCATCATCCCAGATCGAAAATTGCAATAGAGGTTGCTGAATCTCGCTACTCGACATCGTCCAGTCGATAATACTGGAAATCAGAGAGTACGTGATGTAAGGGGTCGTAATCCCCTGAGGTGCCTCGTCAGGATATAACCCGTTAACCAAAGCACGAAGATTAGCCCCGCTGGGCGAAACATATAATGCGTACACAGATTTCAAAAATTCATACATGATTAAGCTACTCTCAATCTCCTACCGATTAACTTCATCAGCATTTCATTATTCCTATCGAGGGACGATCTCAAAAACGGATATCGATATATAGTTCCATCTACTCGGAATCCATACTCAAGATAATACGCATATGAGTACGGCTGCCCCCCTTCTTTTTCTAACTGACTTCCGATCATATATTCAAGCTGACCGGACCTCTCGTATACTATACTTTCCTTAAGTCTTGTGGTTACAACATTCGGCGTTCCTGGTTCCCTTCCAAAAGAATCTTTAATGTCGCCCTCGAGAAACAGAGCAGCCTTGCGAAGATTCATGCCGATTTCTCTTTCGACCTCGTCTCCGTAACTCTTACCTTTCCAAACTATATCCTGAACCATTGTCAATTCCTCGATACGACCATTATCTCGCGGTGATGCCCCCGGCCTTGCACGTCATCAGGGTCTTCAACATCATACGCAGCAGTTCCCCCGGTGGGTATCTTGATTCTATCCTTCGCTAAAACTGTACTCAGTACATCGGCATATACGATATGAGTAATGACTACACCCTCTCGGCCGAGTAATTCTCTCTCCGCATCTCTACCAACAACCTTTTCGATGAGACATGGGATATTGGTAGATTTTTTCGTTTCTGTCTCTACAACCCCGCCAGTATCAGACTGGGTTTCCGTGATGGTGTAAACGTCCATCGAATTGTTATAAAGGTGCACGAGACTCATACTATCGCCATCCGCATATTTTTATACTTCGTGAGCACTGTCTGAATATCTCCGGTCATAGGAACATTCCCATAAGCAGCAGCCCATCGGCCAAGCTTCTCGGACTTCAACGACTCCGAACCTCGGCGACCAAACTTCAGTGAGACGAGTTCAATCGCGGCCTGTTCAAGATCGGCCGGAGTTGTTGCGTATCCAGCGACATAAGTTACCTTGATATTCTGCCAACCGAGATCGAATACCGCACCATCGAGCTGGATAGAACCACTATCCAGATAAACGACATAGTCGGTTGCCGTAATCAAAGAGCTCGCCTCAAAATCCCTTCCGGTGTCATCATATAAAGACGTAACACTGATAATCGGATATTGATTAGGGAGGAGCAATCCGTCATTCTCTTGAGCTCCATCGTGCTTCTCGTCTGTATAAGTAGTGGAGGCAAAAGTTCGGCCGCAGTACGTCTCGATGAACGCACTCATACGAGTAATCAGACTGTCAATCAGATCGTCGTAGTCGGTTCCTGTAATGCCAAGATATTCCTTGACCTTCGCTTTGGTAGTGAGGTCGCTCATTTTCTTCTAGCCCTTGAACGTCTACTCTTGGGTTTCGGAACTTCCTCGGTTTTCTCGTCAGTCTTTTTCTTCTTGGGTTTTACCTTCTCTTCTTCGGTCTTTTCGACCTTCTCGTCTTCTACCTTCCCAGCGGCTTTCTCTTCAGCGGCCTTCTCTTCTTCATAGGCTTTCTTTTCGGCAGCCTTCTCTTCGTCGTTGAGAATCGTTCCGATTAACTTATATCCTGCACCCGGAGCGGTCAAAGCCGCCTTCGCAGCATTGGTATTGCAGATTGCCTGGCCATTATTAACACTAACAATCTCGCCGTATGTTCGTTCGAGACCATTCTTCAATTTAGGATGTATAGTTCGTACTAACCTGAATTTCATCTTTTACCCCTTCGCTTCGTATTGAGCTTTTGATATACGAGGAGGCCGGAATAGACCAACCTCCTCGCGGAATATCATTTGATGCTTCTTACGAAGGCGGTATGATTCCATCCATCCTGGCACAATACTTTTCGTTCGCTATAACGAGGACGAGATCCTCATAAATATCAAAACGATCATACTGGCTAGTGGTCTTCGGCAAGAGTTCCATCTTCAGCTCTGTCAGCACTTCCATCCATACCTTCATAGTATCGAGGATGTACAGCGAACTTGCGTTTATCGCCGAACCCTTTACTTCCGCATCTGACTGATGCTGTGACCAGTAGATAGGGATGTCGTTATATGACATAAGCTTGAAGCCACCCTTGACTTCGGTCTTCTCGACGAACCGTTGGCTCACCTGTAGAAGTGCCTGCATTTCCCTGCGTGAACGTTTCGAACATATGATCATGTCCGGAACCCCATAACAGAGGTCGATAGCTTCGTCCAGCTTACTGAGAGTCAGTGCACCGCCATCGGTGCCCATATCCAGAACCTGTC